TGCAGTGGCCGTCTTTAACTGCTGGCGAACTTAAATCGTTACATCAGTTAACTACAGCAAGCGGACTCTCCGTCAGTCTGCTGGATTCATTCATGAATGTGGTTGCAGTTACTGACAAAGTGTACGACACAGCAAATAAACTAGCACGCCTTGAGTCGTCCTTGGTTAACCCGTCAATTACTTATTGTGCTGAAATTGATTACACAAGTACCTTGCTCACGGTCAACGGGACTTCAATTAGCGGCCTTCTGACTTCGGCAGAGCGAGCGGTCGGGCCATCCTTACGCATTTTAAAAGGCCCGGCAGTAATAACAAACCGTTTAATTGATTATACAACTTCTGAGTTTGCACTACGCGACAACATTTATTGTGTTGCAACTTGGAGTCAGCCCGGTGCAAACAAAGTCCCGATAACTAAATGGGGTTCAGTGTTGCATCGACCGGCGCTCGATCAAATGGACATTACGCCCACAAGTATAGCTATAAGTGCTGCTCAGAAAGTATCTCTAGCAAAGTCTTTGTTTTTAGGTATTACGACTCCGCCCAAAGTATACTCAATTTATGTACTACTGCCTTGGACAACCGTGCGCGATACAGGTGTTAAAAAGTCTATTATTCGTTCTGAGTTAGTCTCCGGTAAATATACATACGCATACGCGATAAAGGTGTAAAAATGACAATAGACAATGACTATTTGAAAAACCTAGGCAATGAGGGTTTTTCATATGCGGACTCGCATCAACGGTATAAAGTACAACTACCGTTACTGCTGTCTTACCCATCTATCTCTGGTTCAAGAGATCCTAACGATCTGTTTAAAGACGACTCGCAATACTTGGCGTACCCCAGCGGTGTGCATCAGACAATGGTGGTCGCTAATCAACAAGATCGGTATGGCAGTTTTACAATTACAAGTAGTGGTGTATTTTCTGTGTACCTGCAGGTTTCGGAGTACGCTGTAGATAACAACCCCGCATTTATTGGAACGCCAACAGTAGTCTCCGGCGAAGGAGGGTCAACAGATCTTATCTTTGCTTCGTACTACGAAGACACGCCGCTTAATCCTAGTACCTATTCGATCCCGATTACAAACAACGGTACCCACTCTATTGTGTTTCCCTTCCCTGTAACCAGCAAAGCGTTCTTAGTAACTCACTCGGGGGACACAAATTACTCTATTTCTCAATTGTTGCCGCGTAAGCTTGTGCAACGGTATGACATTGAAGTTAATTCTATCAAGGCGTACCACGTCTCTGCAACTTTGATTGATACAATCGCATTGCAGGTCTCGGACTCGATCGTTGTTGGGCCCGATTTGATTGGAGCCAAGAGTATTGATGGTTCTAAGATTATTGACGGTACAGTGTCCGGCGTGCTTATTGCAAACGGTACAGTGACCGGTAACAAAGTGCTAGCCGGGACAATATCTGGTGTACTGATAGCGGGCGGTACCATCACGGGAAACAACATTGCCGCTAGTACTATATCAGGAGCCTTAATAGCGGCGGGTACGATCACAGCGGACAACATAACAACCAGAACTATTACCGCTGACAAGATTGTGCTGAGCGGTATTACCGCTGATCTTCTTGGCCCTGAAGCGGTAACAGCAGCGGCACTGGCATCCGGCGCGGTCATCTCCGGTAAACTGGCCGCTAACTCAATCTTGGCCAACAACGTAACCGCAGGAGTCATTCAAGGTTACCATGTTGCTGCAAACACTATAAGCGCGGACAAGTTACAAGTAGTTCAATTAGATGCGATAGCCGCGAACATGGGCACACTCACGGTTAACAGCGGTATCACCATAGGTACCGAGGGATACTTGTGGGCCGGTGCTGGTTCAGCTAGTGCACCGACGACTGGCCTTAAGATATACACCACCAGCGGTATCAGCAGATTAACTACTTTCTCTGGCGGTATTTCTCAAATAGACATCGGTAGCGACGGTAAGCTTTATGCGGGTAGCGGGCAGACACTAAAACTAGACTCTACTGGTATAACTTTTAAACCAGCTGTACTCGGTAGGTCGTTTTTGTTTGGCCCTGCAACGCCGCCCGATGTAAGCGCATTTCCTACGTATCCACCGGTCACTAACCTCATTAAATTTAAACCGTACTACTATACAACGACGGCGGCTGACACCACTACGTTTTATGACTACAATCAAGATGTGTACAACTTTGTAGTAGGGGCAACGCAGCGGTACACAAAGTCTAATGCTGTCGGTAATTACCCATACACTAACGAAAATTTTAATGGAATTGACGCGGTTATTCGCGCAGGATGGTCCCCCTCCGAGTCTACCGTTTCTGGATTTATAACAACGCATCAATCCTCACTCTCATTGTTAAGTAAAGCTACGTCCTACTCCAGTTTTTTAGCAGAAACAAATTTACAAAAACTTCAGTTTGACTCTAACGGGACACAGCTCACAGACACGTCTGGGCCGATGGTATTTTCCGCAGGTTCTATAAGTCTACAAGGATCTACAAATCAATTAGATTTAGATTACTACGGGGCGTCTTTTACGGGTCCCGTTACAGTCAACAATACACTAACGGCCGGTGCTACTACCGTATCAGGTACTCTTAATGTAGCTGGCACGTTAAGTAGTACTGGGGCAGCGTCTGCCTCAAATTTATCAGGAACTAACACCGGTGACCAAACCTTACCTGTTTACGGAGATGGTGCAGACGGTGCAGTTACTTTTGACGGCTCCTCAGCCTATAGTTTTGCAACGTACTCAAGCGCAATTTACACATTAACAAGAGATGTCTGGGCAACCACAATTAGTGTTTCTTCAGGTTATACAGTAATTACCGCGGGGTATAGACTTTTTGCTACAACTTCTATTAATGCAGCGGGAAATATTCACAACAACGGTTCAAATGGTTCGGGCGCAGTAGCAGGCGCGGGCGGACTAGGTGGATTCTTTAAAGCAGGTGGGGCAGGAGCTGCGGGCTTACTCTCTGCTTCAGCGGGTGCAGCTGGGACTGCTCAAGCAACACCAACGGCAAACACTTGGGTTGGGGGTGTTGGTGGTAGGGGTGGTCAAGGTAGGCTAAATAACATAGGTTTTAACGGGGGGCAGATTGCTCCTACTAATGCGACAAACCCCGCAAATGCGGACGGAGGTTCTAAAGTCACTTCTAACTATGTAAATTATCTAACAAGGTACGTGGTTGGTGCAACTAATTGGCAAATGACCCCCTCAATCGGAGGTGGTGGTGGTGCCAAGTCAGTTACCGGAACTGCTGCTACCTCAGGCGCGGGTGGTGGTGGTGGCGGTATATGTTTTGTTGCCGCGCCTGTAATTACGGGTAGCGGAACTATCTCAGCAAACGGCGGTAGCGGTGGAAATGCTGCAGGAACAGGTGGGAGTTTTGGCGGTGGAGGTGGTGGAGGTGGTGGAGTCGTGTGTGTAATTGCGAAAACTTCTGCAATAACCCCGACAGCTACAGGGGGAACTGGTGGAACATCAGTTTTTGGAACAAACGGGACACTGCCCGTAGCTCACGCTTCAGGAACAAATACGACCGCTACACAAACATTAACTATAACCCCAACACATGCTTTGTCTAAAGGTAAGCTGTACTTAATAACTGTTCACTTGAATGTCGCTGCAGGGCTCGGTGGTTCAGGAGTTAATAGCATAACGGGCTATGGAATAAACTGGTATAATCTTAGTGGTTCAAGAGTCGAGTATTCAACTATCGCTGCTCCTACAAGAGCTCAAGAAACTTGGTACGGATTTTACAGCGGAACCGAGCCTGATTTAGTTGATAGTCTAGATATTGTTATAAACTTATCCAACATTAACACGGCAGCAAGGGCGATTATGGACGAAATTTCGGGTTTAGAGCTTAGTACCGCCATAACAGGCAATATTGCAACTAACGCAACTAACTCGGCAACAACACTTACGACCACATTGGTTACAACACCAACGACGGGAAACATGGTGTACTCCGTTTTTACAAGAAGTGGCGGGACTGCCCCTGTAGCAGGAGCCGGTAACGTATTATTAAACAATCAAGCAGTAGCCCCGCAAATTACAAGTCAGGTATCAAGTGCACAACAGGCAAACGTACAAACTCACACAACCGCAGCGGCAGTCGCAGGATTTTCTGTAGAACTTACGGCCTCGATTGCCGGAGCTAGTGGCTCTGATGGTTGGGCTGGAAAGGTGATTAGAATATATGGATAAACAAACACAAGACAAATGGAAGAACATAAGAAGCAACCGGAACGGACTTCTTTCGCAAACTGACTGGACACAGCTGGCTGATGTTGATTTAACTTTTGAGCTAATTGAAGCAATGCAGATATACAGGCAGAAACTAAGAGATTTAACAAAAGACTTTAACAATCCAGACGATGTGGTATTTCCGGATAACCCATTAGAATTAGGCTTATCATAGCCGAGCATTTGACAAACCAAAAATAAAAGGAGTATAATGAACCATGATAGTATCGGCCTCAAATATGGATTACTTAATCGAGCCCGTACGTATGCGGCTGGGTGATTTTACAGGTACCTCATACTCAGACCCCTTAGTACGAACTTCGTTAGTAAACGCAGTAAAGTTTCTGCAAAAACGTTGGAGATCCAAGTACCAGATTGTTGGTTCCGGTACAATTGTTAGTCCTCAACCAGCGGGCGCTGCCGAAGCGGGTCAGATCTGGGTCAGTACTTCGAATGGGTATGCGTTTATTGATGCGGGTTTTGTACTCAATGATGTATTTAGAAACCCATTCTTGGATTTCCAACAACCTAGCCCGCCGACTATTGAGCAGAATGATGAAGATGCGATTGTATTAACAGCCGCTTACCTTATCCATCTGGCAAAAATCACTAGTAGCTCCGCCACATTCATATCGTGGTCTACAGAAGATCTACGATACACTAACACCGAGTCTTCAAAAGCAATGAAAGTCGTACTCGACGCATTGCTCGAAGAAATAAATTATCAGTTTAAGGTAAGAATCGCGGTGCCTAAATCGACAAGACAGCCGATTAATATTGTAACTGGTACCAAAATTTACTAAAGGAGTTTTCATGTCAAGAACTGTTCCAGCTAAGAAAAAAATGCTCTATGTTGGGGATTTTCCGGTACAAACCGGTTTCGGGGTTGTTAGTAACAACTTAATTGCGACGTTTCGTAATGAGTATGATCTGCACATTATGGGCGTAAACTACTACGGAGATTACGATCCATTGTGTGAAGGGCTCCGCGTTTACCCCGCCAGCCTTGGTGGCGGTGATGTATGGGGCAAAGAACGCTTGGAAACCATGGTGCGATCGATTCAACCCGACGTGGTCTTTATTCTAAACGACTGTTGGATTGCGAACGATTACATGACTGTCCTGTCGGAAATTAAAGACATTCCGTTTAAGACGGTTTTGTATACTCCGATTGATGCAGAAAATGTCAAAGCAGACTTTGCAGCGGGGTTGGTGAAGTTCGACGCTGTGGTAAGTTATACCGAGTTTGGTAAACAGCAGCTAGACAAAGCCGATGTCAAAGACGTTCACGTGGTTCCTCACGGGATTGACCGTAGTACCTTCTACCCTATCAATTTGCCTAAAGGAGCACTTCGTGCTCAAATGAAGCTTAAAGAAGACGATTACATTGTGCTGTGTTTGCAACGCAATCAACCACGCAAACGACTTGATCTAACCTTTTTCTATTTCGCTGAGTGGGTAAAACGCTATGACCTGCCCGAAAACGTGAAAATATATTACCACGGTGCCCTGCAAGACTTTGGTATTGACATTATTCAATGGTGCCAGTACCTCGGTATCGAAGATCGGTTGGTTATCTCCTCGCCAAATATTACGCCAAGTCGCGGACTTACACCGGCTCAGCTCAATATGGTCTACAACAATGCTGACGTGTTTTTCACCACAACGGCCGCTGAGGGCTGGTGTCTGCCTGTGGCCGAAGCCATGGCTGTAGGTGTGCCAGCTATTCTACCAAACCACTCTGCACTCGGTGAGTGGCCTCGCCCCAACGCTTTTTACATGGATTGTTATCCATTCCCGCAACTGACAGATCGCGGGCTCAACACGATTCATCACGTCACTGAAATGGAGAGTGCGATCAACGCGCTACACAAGATGTACACGGACAGTGCACTTCGGGCTGATTTAGGTCAACGCGCGCTCGCACACATGCGACAATCCAAGTTTTCTTGGAGCGTGATTGGGAAACAATTTGTGGAGATCATAAATGGATGTTTTAAGAATAAATAAGATTTGTGCAAAGTACATAAAAAAGCTCTTGACACAGCTTGAAAAGTCTGCTACAGTTACACCAGAGATTCGGAAAGCAGTACTTGACGAACTCAATTCGATGGCGAGAGAATTCGCCGCAATGCGTAAGGAGCATAATCCAGATGGCTTTTAGCAAAATGATTGAATCGATCCCAACCTACAGCTCGCCCAATGCAGCCTCTCAGTCAAGCGTGTTCATTAATACACGCGAAGGTAAACGGGTAATTCGGTTTCTTCCTGATCCGATTAACCCAACCGAACCTATGGTAGGCCCAACGGTATTGTCCGTGTGGATGCCGGTCTCAAAGAACAACCAGTTGGTACAGCGTCGCATCTTTGTTGACAGTTTGACACGGGGTGTCTTACCGTCAAAGGTAAACGAAGCCGTCCGTTGCCGGTTCTTCATGAACGTGTTAGACAAGTCGATGGTTGTTAAGTTGGAAAACGGGTCGGTAGTCTACGCCAACAACCAGAATCAGTTTATTACTTCAGTCGATGGTCAGACTAAGACTTTGACTGACTATCGCCCAGAGCGCCACATGGCTATTCAGGTGTTAGAGGGTAGTGTGTCTAGTGGCGAAGGTCGCAATGGCATGTTGAACGACATCGAAGAGCTGTCGAAAACTATCTTTGATGAAGAGACTAACAAGCTTGTTCCGATCACTGCCATCGATATTGAGATTATTACCCGTGGTAAGGAAATCAAGACCACACGTAGCGTACATGTAGGTGTAAACCGTGATCCAATTCCGGAACACTTACTGAGCGCACCTCGGTTTGATTTGGCTAAGTTTGCTCGCCCATTCCCAATGGATGCCGTTAAGGACTTGGTAAAGGGCGCTGACTATGCCGAAGTGTGCAAGGCCTACAACATCGAGGTAATGCCTAAGCTTGTAGAACTTCCCAAAGAACCGACCTTGTTCGATCAGTAGATTGCTGAGTGGATGGCGGTGAGTAACTCTCACCGCCATCTTTTTTATTGGAGGTGAAGCATGCCAAGCGGGCACAAAGAGACCTGTCCTGAATGTGGTGGCCATAATCTGTACGTTACCCCGCACAATGGGCTTAAGTATTGCTTTAATTGCGGCTATCGTAACGGTGATCGGTATGTGTACGATAGGGGGAGTATAGGGTCAAACGATTCAGATGGAAAGACTGAAGTAGAGATGGTTGGGTTTGGATTTGTGAGAATGAGCCGAAGTGTTCT